TGTAATGTGCTTACCATGTTTTTTTGCGTAGTAAGTAATCTTAAATGTTTGTCCTATGTTCATGTTATTTCTCCTGTATAAGTTAATTAGCCTATCCTATCATCAATAGGATAGGCTTGTCAAATGATTAGTTTGATTGTTCGTATTGTTTTCTTGCCTCTATTTTCTGTGCTGTTGTTAATGGTCTGTTATTCTTTAGACCTTTAATCATATCAGCAAGATTTTTAGGGTTATAGATTGTTAAGCCTGTTGAGTTAGTTCTAATCAACTCACTCTCCTCAACCTCAATACCTAGTTCAGTTGCAAGTTCTATTGCTTCACTTAGATATCTATATGCTTTCAACCCAATTTTTAATTGGTCGCATTGTTTAGTTATACTATCCACCCATGATTGATGAGTAGCAACTAATTGACCTTTGGCAATTCTCCATGCTTCAAGTTCCTTGTATTCATTTTGAGTACAAGCAATAGCACGAGAACGACAGTAGCTAGTTCCAATGACATCAAGATAAAATTGGTCATTGAAAGATTTAGTCATGCCAATACTGTCATCACTATTATACCTACTACTACCACCACTACGACCTAATGCTTTATCATTTAAGTCAACGTGTTTTGTCTTGTGTGGATTGTCGTTGTTCTTATCTTGCTGTGCCATGATATCTGGATTTAAGTCCATAGCTTTTAAATCTTCTCTTAAATAAGCATATGCAAACTTTCTACCCTCGTCATTACTATATTCAGCACCATTTAGATTGCCATACAAACCAAAATCAAAGTGTGATTTAGTTTCTGTTGTATCTCCATCTTCATCAACTGCTTCGTTGTGTGCAAAGTAAAAACATTTATCTTTAGCAACAACATCAACTGCCTCTCCATATTTCTTTTTGTAATGTCTTAAAGTTGTGACATCTTCTTTAGGATAAGCACGTTCAACTATTTGAGAAGCTAGTCCAAATGCTGATTTATATTGAACATCAACATTCTCCCTTGCTTCAAGCATAGCTTCTTTTTCTTGTGTGCTTTCATTTTCAAAGACGTGTTTTATTTTATTAAAGAGTTTGTTTCTTAACTCGGTATTCATTCTTATTTTCTGTGTCATGTTTCCTTTGGTTTAAGTTATTTTAATTAAAATCAAATTAACACTTGACTATTATTAAGTCAAGCATTATATAGGAGATAGATTAGTAATAGGTAAGTAATTAAGTAATTAATTACACACTAACCGTTGTGCATTAATCCCTATTACTAATTTTATCAGTAGCACGTACTTTGTGGTCGTGCTACTGATCCCTGAGCAGTTGTACCTGTACTTTTGGTCGAGTCATCATTGCAACTGTTCTGGGATCGGATGGTGTTAACTGAGGGTTAACCTCTATAACTTAGGTCGTGAGCAACGGGCGTTGCAGGGATTGTATGACGCGTAAGAAGATCCCCGCCTATGTGGTTACACCAACTGGTCCATGCAACCTGGAGTTGAAAAGAAAAATTCAACCTGAGGTTGAAGTTACAAGTTACAAGCGGCAAGCTCCAAGCGATACAACTTGTGGTTGTGTGGATAAGTTTAATAAAGATTTGACATGTAGGATTATGCATGATACAGTATAAGTTAACCAATACAGGAGAAATATATGAACGAAGATAAACAAAAATACGATCCATGGTTCCCGCTGGTTAGAATAGCGGAATCATTAGAAGAGATCCTGCGTCTTGTTAAAAAAGATCAAGAAGACAATGCATCAAAACAAAGGGAGAGAGACAATGAAAGCACAAGTTAAATTTGAATGGAGACAATTGCAAGAACCTGAAGGTTATCAGGATCCAGCATATGTAATTAAGAATGCATTGCAGGCTGCTGGTTACAGCGTGGCCAGCATGCCGGATGTTAAAGGTATATGGGACGAGGATAAACCAGCTCACCTGGGCGGTCCATGGGACGAGACCCGATTATCACACGAGGAGATCACAAATGAGTAGAAGAATTAAACATCGAGATCTAACACACTATTTTTTAGAAGATCATAGGCGCCTCCCGCGCGCCTATGTTGCCAGCTGCGAGAGATTTTTCAAAAGCTTCAAGGTCCACGGGCCAGGAACAAGCGGCAAGCTGCAAGCTTCAAGCGACAAGCTCCAAGCGGCAAGCCTTAATTCGAACACAATTAAATAGTAGTACTAAATTAACTTATACAGGAGAAATAAAAATGAATATAAAAGAAGCTCAAGCAATAACACACACCTTAAGCAAGCCGGGCAAAATGCCTGGATTTGCTTACAGTACACCAGCTCACGAATGCAAAACTGGGACTAAGCTTAGATCTGTAGCTGGCAGCGTTTGCGCTAACTGTTACGCCTACAAGCGCGGCCGGTATAGATTCCAAAATGTTATCGATGCGCAATATAAGCGCTTCAGGTCATTAACCCATCCTAAATGGGTTGAAGCAATGGCTGCTCAAATCAATTCTAAAAAGGTCAAATATTTTAGATGGCACGATTCAGGCGATGTTCAAAACCTGGACCATCTAAGACGAATTTACGAGGTCTGTAGGTTGACGCCTGAAGTTAAGCATTGGATGCCAACGCGTGAAGCATGGACCAAAGATTATATTGTTGAAGCTCCTGACAATCTTGTTGTCCGGTTCTCCATTCCAATGGTGGACCAGGCAGCAGGGACCAGCTGGCCCAATACTTCAACAGTCTCAACTAAAAAAATTGATGTAACATGCCCCGCGCCTCTTCAGGGCAATAAGTGTAAGGACTGTAGAGCTTGCTGGGATAAATCAGTTTCAAATGTATGTTACGGTGAGCACTAATGGATTTTTTTAAAAACGGCACCGGCTGGTGCCAGCGCCACGGTCGAAGGGCCAAGGATCCCGGACCGCCGGTTCGATCTCATTCACCCATACTCAGGAAAAAAGAAGCTATAAGCGACAAGCGCCAAGCTGCAGTAGTTCCAAGTTCCAAGCGTCAGGCTCCAAGCTTAGCAAGTTCCAGGTAGCAAGCTTCAAGCCCCAGGCACCAAGCTTCAAGCTCCAAGCCGCAAGCTTCAAGCTTCATGATCTGTGATCCCTTGTACATTGAATAAGTATTCAAGGTCCTCGGACCAAGGGCCTCTACTATGATAAAAGTATTTGTCGGATGCTTATAATGGAAGGCAATTTGGTGTGGACTGAATCGAACTTTCTTCCCCTTTGTAACTTTTAATTCTATAGTGAAAAAGTGCCGATTATTATTGTAGACCAATACATCAGGAGTACCAAGTAAGCTGGAATTCTCCAGTCTATTGAACGAAAATTGATTCCAATTCTTCTTAAGTTTTTGATATAATTTAGCTTCTGGACCCATAGGTTTTTAAGGGTAACCCACGCATGCATTATGAGCCCATTTTAAGACTATCAGCAATGGTAAATTTTTTCTCTTGTTGAGTTTTTAAGACTAATCTGTGACCAGGTTGACCTATAATATTACTCTCATGTACTTCCATTTTTTTTATCTCTTCTAAAAAGCCGTCCCGTTCAACAAAGATTTTTGCATGAGATAAGACATTACCTTGAGTGCCTTTTTTGGCTCCTTCAGTAAACTTAGACAAGAAATTTTGAAGATCGTGAACTAGCATTAATTATTTTTCTTCTGCAGTTCTAATATCTGAACATACTCATTAAGTCTATCTATTTCTTTAGCTTGAGACAATTCAAAGTTTTTTAATTCTTTAATGGCCTTTGCAAAATCTTCAATGATAGCCTTGCTACCTTTGAGTTGATTTTCTAATTGTATGCATTTAGATTTATACTGCTGCATTTCATAGAGTTGTTTTCTATAATCATCTATAACAAAAGATAAGTCAGCTGGGCCTCTATCTTCAGATGTAGTGTGATCTATGTCGTTTTTATTTTCATCTTTCATATTGACTTTATAGGATAGTTACCTTAAAATGTCAACATGGGAGTTCCAAAAAGATTAACTGAGATGCAGAAAAGGTTTGCAGAGTTCATAGTATTTGGTGGGCCTGATGGCCCGGTCTCTCAATCAGAAGCAGCTGAATTAGCTGGATATAGCAAAAATAGAAGTAGACAAGAAGGATCAGAACTATTGAATCCTAGACTATCACCATTGGTAGTACAATATGTAGGTGGACTTAAAGAAGAGAGAATGAAGAAATTTGAAGTGACTTATGAAAGCCACATATCAGAATTAGATAGAATTAAAAAGATGGCTTTGAAGAAAGGAAGTTTTTCAAGTGCTGTAAATGCTGAAACGAACCGAGGCAAAGCAGCAGGGTTATATATAGACAGAAAAATAATAAAGCATGGAAAGCTAGAAGAACTATCAGAAATGCAGTTGGAAGCCAAAATGAAACAAATACTAGAAGATTACGCACCTCTTTTAAATGCTGACGTTGTTGAAGGTCAGGTAGAAGAGATAACTGATGAGCCATCTAGTGAAGTTTAGTCATTTTTAATACACACGAAGTAGGGAACACAGATCTTTCAGAGAAAGTAATAGTTCCATCATCATCAATATCATAACCTGCAAATATTTTAACAGTGTCTTTGTCTTTACTAAATAGATAGCCTTCACTTACCGGTGTTGCTAGTTTCATATTATTAAATTCTTTTTCACTACCCCAACCGCCTTCAGTTACGATATCACACCAATCAATTTTATATCTACTGTATGGAAACTTAACCTGTTGTTTTACAAGTTTGGGTTTAGCATAGGTGTTTAACTGTCTAGATTTCTTTTTAGGTTTAGGCATGGGTTCTGTATATATCAAAAATATAGGCACGAACAGGGGAAATAAAAACTGCCTCAATTGTGTCTGAAATAAGGCAGTGATATTTTTCGACACCTAACAGTGTGTATTTATTTTTATTTTTTTTAAATGGCGCTAAAAAATGACAGGGTGTCGAAATTAGTAAACAAATGATTACTATCACTCTATAACCCACGCTATTACTCATTAATTTTCTTAAAATCTTCCAAAAGGGGGGTGTCGAAAGGGTGTCGAAAAGGTGTCGCAAGGGTGTCGCAGGTGTCGAAATTAGTAACCATTTGTTTACTATCTTGTACATATATGTCGCAGTTTTGTGATAATTATTTAGAATTGTTCTAATGTACATATTTTTCGACACCCTTTCGACACCTTTTCGACACCCTTTTACGCCATTTCGACACCCTTTCGACACCCTAATCATGACTTATTTCTGCCTTAATTCAGACACAATTAGAACATTATTCAGATTCATTTCTTCCTGGTATAAATAAACCTTTAATCTGTTCTTTAATAACGTCTACCTGCATATCATGGTACTCCATACTAAGACTACACTGTTGCTGTATATCTTCAAAGCTTTTACCAAGTTCAATCCAATTTAAAATTTCATTCAAAATTTCAATTTTGGCTCTGTGTCTACTTTGTTGTCCTTTCAATTTTGCTCTTATTTTAGCTGCTGGTTCTTCTGTCATTTATTAAACTCCTCTTCTTTCATTGGTTTAGTTTTTTCTTTCTCGTCTTTTTGTAATTCATTGTACATATCTAATCTTTTTAGAAAAGCATGTTTCCATTTTCTTAATTGTAATCCTTCAACCTTAAACTCTTGATAATATAGATCCGGTGTACAAACCATAATGACACCTTGTTTGATGTGGCTACCATAAACATAGTCATGAGCCATGGCATATGCTGCAATTTGCATATAATAATCTTCAATCCATTCTTCTCTTTTTGGTCTATTGCTTTGTTTAAAATCGACAACAGTTTCCATGCCATTGTGAGAACAAATAAGGTCCGTGGCCCCTGCATAAAGACCCGGATAGTGCAACATAACTTCACTACCATAATATTCGTCTACGGGTGCAAGACCCATCTCTATAATTTTATCCGCCATGGGCCGTGCTTCTTGACCTATGGGCGTTAAATCAATGATATTAGTTCCAAGAACATAGTGCTCTAGATACTTGTGCATGCAAGTCCCTCGACTTGAAGCGTGGTCCTTGATCCGTGTTGCTTCCACCTCGCCTACTTTAGCCTTCCACTTTTTTATAAAATCTTGGTTTTTTGTAGCTCCTAATACAGTAGTAACACTCGGTAATTTATAGTTACTAATCTCATACATCCGAGTCCCTGATCCGGGGTCCGTGAGTTGTTTGCCTTGTATGTAGGTATAACGTTTACTGTGTTTGATCATCTGGTTATTTCTATTATATTATTTAATTCGTCTATAATTTTTTGTGGATCTTTTTCCAGATACAATGCACCTACAAGCACCCCTCTTAAATTATCGTTAAAGAGCCCTAGGCCCGTGTTACAGTTCTTACAAGCCCATCCTCTAAAGATGTAAGTCCCTCGAATATGATCACGTTGTAGATCATCAGTAGTCTTAAAACAACATTCACAAAAGAAGGGTTTAGGACCAGCAATTTTTTTTATATATTGTCGTTCTTTATCAATAGCGTTGGAACAAGGTCTACAACGGCCCTGTAGATAATTAGAACCCATAGCATTTCGAGTCCCTTTCTTTGAAAAAAACTTAGGTAATAAGTCGTGATTACAACTTGTACAGTGTTTTAAATCATACTCATTACCTACAATTTTAACATTGTCTCGGTAGTGAAAAGGTCTTGGTTCTCCGTTAAGGTGTGTTTGTTTTAATGACATAATTTTCCTTTTATTGTTGTGCTATTGATTGTTCTCGTTGTAAATATACTTCTGCCTCATTCATTACTGC